TTGCGATAGGGCGTCGCGCCCGCGCCGACGGGGTCGAGCACGATCGGGATGCCGCGCCGGTGCGCCACCCGCGCCGCCTTGCACATGCTGTCGATCCAGTACGGCTCGAGCGTGCCGATGTTGAGCACCAGCGCCTGCGCGATGCCGGCCATGTCCTCGACTTCTTCGTGCGCGTGCGCCATCACCGGCGCCGCGCCCGCGGCGAGCAGCACGTTCGCGTTGAAGTTCATCACCACGAAGTTCGTGATGCTGTGGACCAGCGGCGTGCGCGCGCGCACGGCCTCGATGTCGGCCCAGAGGTCGGCGGGGGTCAGGGTGTCGGCCATGCGGTTCCTCGGTGTTGCAACGGGACACGCACGGCACGGGAACGCGGGCTTCCCTACGCTGGCATGACCCAGGTCAGGTTCGAAGAGTGTGATCTCAGCCGCGCGAGCGGCACCTCTAGCGACGCGGATTATCGCCCGAAATCGGGACCGCGACGTCTGCGAGGCGCAATGGCCCTGCGGGCAATGCAGGAACGGGAGGGACGCGCCGACGGTCCGGGTGCACCGCGCGCCGGTCGGCTCGCGGGCGCCCCCCAGTGCCTCGTCCCGTGCAGCGGTATAGCCTCGGGTGGATCCGACCTCGTCCTGGCGTTCCGTGACCCCGGCCTCCGGCTCCCGCCCCGAGCGCGTCGACCTGACGCGCCTGCGATGGCAGATCCTCGCGACCACGAGCGCCGCCGCTTTCGCGGCCAACGTCATCGGCGCGCTGTTCGCGGCGAACACCGACCAGTTCTGGATCGCGCTGCCGGCCGACCGCCGCTTCTACGAGGTGCGCGCCTGGCTCTCGGCGCTGCCGTTCGCGGTCACCGTCGCGCTCTACGGAGCGTATGTGGCACCCCTGTTCCGGCGCGGCGCGGCGCTCGAGACGTTCCGCCGCAAGGTGCTCGGGCTTCCCGCGTTCTTCCTCCTGACGACCGCGATCGGGTGGGCGATGGGCCTGCTCGAGCAGAACGTGTTTCCGCTGGTGCTGGCGCCGGAGGTCCCGTTCTACGACCCGCTGCTGTCGACGCTGGGAGCCCTGGGCATCGCGTTCGCCTCGTCCACCGTCGGCTACTTCCTCCTCGAGTATTTCAATCGAACGCGCTGGATCCCGCTGCTGTTCGACAACCGCCTGGAAGCCTACCGGGGCGGCCGGCGGGTCTCGATCCGGCGCAAGTTCATGATGTACTACCTCGGCGTCGCCGTCGCGCCCGTGCTGTTCCTCGGCTGGGTGCTGCTGTGGACCGGCCTGGAGAGTCCGGTCTTCCGGCCGGGGCAGGTCGCCTACGTGCTCGCCTTCGTCTGCTTCGTCCTGGTCCTGGGCATGCGGACCACGGCGATCGTCACGCGCATGTTCCAGGGGCCGCTGCTCGACGCCCAACGCGCGACCGACCGGATCCGGCAGGGCGACTTCGGCGTCACGCTGGCGGTGCGCTCCAACGACGAGCTGGGCGTGCTCTCCGAGCGGATCAACGACATGTCGGGCGCGCTCGCCGCCCACGCGCGCCAGATCGCGCGCCTGAACCACGAGATCGAGCAGACGCAGCGCGAAGTCGTCTTCACGATGGGCGCGATCGGCGAGAGCCGCAGCCGGGAGACCGGCAATCACGTGAAGCGGGTCGCCGAGTACTCACGCGTGCTCGCGCTCGCGGCCGGGCTCGACGCGCTCGAGGCGGACCTGCTCAAGCAGGCCAGCCCGATGCACGACATAGGAAAGGTGGCGATCCCGGACGCGATCCTGAACAAGCCGGGCCGGCTGACGGCGGACGAGTTCGAAGTGATGCAGGGGCACGCCAGGCTCGGCTACGAAATGCTGCGACACAGCGACCGCGCGCTGCTGAAGGCGGCCGCGATCGTCGCGCTCGAGCACCACGAGAAGTGGGACGGCAGCGGCTACCCGAGGGGCCTGGCAGGCGAAGCGATCCACATCTACGGCCGCATCACCGCGGTGGCCGACGTCTTCGACGCGCTCGGCAGCGACCGGGTCTACAAGAAGGCGTGGCCCGACGCGCGGGTGTTCGAGCTGATCCGATCCGAGAGCGGGCGGCACTTCGACCCGCGGCTGGTCGAGCTCTTCTTCGCGAACCTCGATGAGATCCTGCGGATCCGGCAGGCGCATCGGGATCCCGTGTCCGAGGACGCGGTGCCGGTACCCGCCTGAACGCGTCGCCCTCGCGCGAAACCCCGCGCCCCTCGCGAACCGTCGCAATCGCCCGCGCGCACCGCCGGATCGGCGCGGCAGGGTCGGCCGCGGCACGCCTCGGAACCGCGGTCACTTCCCGATGCAGAACGTAGAAATCGTGTATCCATGCGGGTCTTCGTGGCGTTCCTGCGTCGGTGGGGTGGCTGGTGGGGTAAATCTGCAGGGGGTAGGGGCCATCCGGTCAAATTCGCGAGCCGCTTTCGCGACGGATCGATGGCTGGCACGCGAAAAACACCGGGAACACCGGGAACACCGGGAACATATCCTGTAACCCATTGATTCGTCGTAAGAATGTTGTTCCCGGTAGGTGTTCCCGGTACCGCCAGCGACCGGGAACAGCACCCTCAGAGAACCCGCTGGGAAATCAGCATCTACGGACCGCGCCAACACGGGTTGGCCGACCGCCGGCATGCGCGCTCCGACAATCCGGCCTAGGCCCGAAACCCTGATTCTTGCGCTGCAATGCAGCATCCTATAGAGTCGAAAAACCTCGCACCACGTGCACGAGGTCGCACGCTATGTCGTCACTCCACCGAGACAACAAGACCGCATCGACGCAGGACCCAAGGGAGCTTGCGGCCCCCGCTCGTCGCGCGGATATGTCGGACTTCGCACAGCAGCTGCGCGCCGACCCGGACCAGGCGCGCTCCTTCTTCAGAGGCGCCGGAATTCTCTCCGCAGATGGGCGGCTCTCGGCGTCGTATCGCAAGCAGAAATGAGCCCGAGCTGGCGGCTGTATGACACACCGCCAGCTCTGATTTACGGATTTCACGGCTGCGACAAGAAGGTCGCCGAGCGAGTGCTCAGCGGCGCGGAGCATCTACGGCCAAGTGCGAATCGGCATGATTGGTTGGGCCACGGAATCTACTTCTGGGAGAACGATCCGCAGCGCGCACTTGAATTTGCAGAGCACGCCGCTGACGGAAGTAGCCGAGCTACCGTTGGTCGAATCAAGGTTCCGGCGATCGTTGGGGCGGTCATCGACCTCGGCCGGTGTCTCAACCTCTTGAGCGCCAAGCACGTCGACGAACTCAAGGGCGCGTACGACATCTGCAGCGTCATGCCCCATTTTCCTCAGCTGACGAACGACAAGGCCCACTTCGGGGCACGGTATCTCGACTGCGCAGTGATCGAGACCTTGCACGAGTACCGACAGAAGCGCGGACTGCTCGAGTACGACTCCGTCAGGTCGGTCTTCTGGGAAGGCAACCCCGTGTACAAGTCCGCGGGCATCAAGCACCGGAACCACATTCAGGTCTGCGTCCGAAACGCCGCCTGCATCAGAGGATATTTCCGCCCCATCGAAGACTGATCGCAATGCCCGGGACACGAGACCTACGCCGACCACTGCCGATCAACGCCCACTTGGTCAAGACTCGCAGGTCACCCGATCGCAAGGAGCCGAAGCGATGGACCACCCCCAAGCCCCGGATGCGAGCGGCTCGGCAGCGACAGAAGCGACGGCTTCGACTCCCGCTTCCCCACGCGTAGTCCTTGGGGCCGACCTCTCAATGCTGGAGGTCAACACCAGGCGCAACTTCTCCGCGCACCACATGCTGATCGCCGCCGCCCGGATTGCCGTCAACGGCGCCGCGAAGAAGCGCCCGGGCTGCGGATTCGACCCGTTGATCGCGATCACGTTTTCCGCGCTCGCGCTCGAGGCACTGTGCAACGCGGTTGGCGCACGACTGATCGACCGATGGAAGGATTTCGAGAGCGCCTCACCGATCGCGAAGCTTCGACTGCTATGCAGTCAACTGGACATCGAATTCGATCCGAAGAGCGAACCGTGGTCGACCACCCTCTGGCTGGCCAAGGTACGCAATCAACTCGCACACGCAAAACCGGAGCTCATCATCCGGCGCGACGAAGTCCAGGCCGACCATTACGAGAAGTGGCGGGACCACACTCCGAATTCTGCCCTGGAAGCCGAGCTCACTACCGGCAACGCAAAGCGGGCATACAACGCGGCCGAGAAGATCAAGCAATTGCTGTGCGACAAGATTCCGACTGACAGGGCGTTCGGACTGTACAGTGATGCTTGGACCCGCGATGCTTCGCCGCTACTGATCCCGGTGCCACCTGAAGTGGCCAACGAGCTGCAGCCATCGCCGACAGCAGGTGAATCTGAAGAGTGAGGCGCGCCTTGGACGCCACCCCCGATCGCAAATTGCAGCGCGAGCTTCTGGAGTCTCTCGCCACCGCGTACCCGAGCAAGGTCTACGTGAAGAAGGATTGCGAGGCCAACCCGGAAGCGCGCAGAGCGCTCGCGTACTTGTCAGAACACGGCCTCGTCACGCTCACGGCGGCGCCACTGATGGACGACGGCAGCCTACTGATTCAGGACGCGAAGATCACGGCAAAGGGGATCGATTTCATCGCCGACGACGGCGGCCTTTCCGCGATTCTGGGCGTCGTGACGATCAGGCTCGACGCTGACACGATTCGACAGCTGATCGAGAGCAGGATCGCTGCATCTTCACTGCCCGCGAAGGAAAAGAAACGTCTGGTCGACCAGCTCAGGACGATGAGGGACCATGGCCTGAAGCACTTGGTCAACAAGCTGCTCGACGTCGCGATCGAGAAGTTTCCAGAACTCTACCCGCAGCTGCAACTCTTCATCGATCAGATGAAGTCGTAGGATGTCGCGCGCACCTCGGCGCCTCGGCGCATTTCCTTCGATCTACGACTCGAGCTCGAACACGCTCGGCTTGACCACGTAGCACCTGGTCGGCCCGATCAGCGGCAACCGCACCTTCTTCGCCAGCCGCTCGTCCTTCTCGTCCGTGACCAGGTGCCCGTGGCGCGCCAGCAGCTTCGCGACGGCTCGCGCATCGTATCCGGCGCATACCTCCTTGCGGAACACCTCGGCCAGCACGTAGTAGACGGCGTGGCTCTCCTCGGCCTGCTGGCTGGTCATGTGCTCGCCGCCGTACACGCTCTCGAAGCCCACGGTGGACTCGACCTCGCGATCGCCGTGCACCAGCTTGCGGAACCCGGCCCGGCTCAGCGCCTTCGGCGCCCGGTCGTCGGCGGCCCGGTGCCACCACTGAAAGCGCCCCTCGCCGTGCAGCTCGAGGAACGAGCGAACGGCGCGCATCATGTCGCGCTCCTCGCTGCGGCCGACGCCGCCGCGCGCCGCGACCCACGCCCGGAAGCACTTCTCGGCGGCGGCTTCCGCCGCCCCCTTGTCCCAGCCGGTGAGCCCGCAGTGCGACGCGAGCTCGCCGCCGACCGCCGCCAGCGCGAAGCGGCGGGCGACACGCGACACCTGCCCGGCCGACTCCTCGGGCACCCACGCCCGAGCGAGCTCACGCACGCGCCGCTGGGCGGCGCCCGCAGCCTTCTCGCGGTGCTCGACGAGCCAGCGCACCCAAGCCATGCCCACCGCCCCGTAGAACTTCCTCGTCTGCCCGCCGAGGTGCTCAGCGAACACGCCGGGCGCCGCGTAGTCGTGCAGGTTCTCGAACGCGCCGAACCCCACGCCAGCGTCGGCCGGGATCTCAGCGAAGCGCACCTCCTGGCCCGCCTGCAGGCGCTTGCCCGCCTCCTGCGCGAGCTCGCCGAAGCCGACCTCGCCCGACGACAGCACGAGAACGCGCCAGGTCTGCCGGTCCTTCAGTGTCGCGGTGCGGTGCAGCCGGCTCTTCGACATGCCCTCGGCGAGCATGTACGCGACGTCGCCGGCGGCGCGCGCCTCGAGCATGCCGAGCTCGTCGAGGATCAGCGGCGCGTCGCTGTACTGCGCGGCGATCGCCTCGAGCGCGTTGTCGGTCGAGCGCCACTTCAGCATGTACCCCGGGCCGCCGAAGACCGACGCGGCCACGCGCAGCGCGCTCGTCTTGCCCGTGGAGCTGTCGCCGCGGAAGTGGAAGCCCCCGGACGGCTCTTCGGCGAGCCCGAGCAGCGGCGCGGCGAACGCGGCCGACACGGCCATCATCAGCCGCGAGTTGCCGATGCACAGCGCGCTCACCTTCTCGCGCCACTCCTGGACGCTGCCGGCCTGGCGGAACTGGCTGCCGACCTCGCCCAGCGCCGAGAAGACGACGCGCTCGGTGGCATCGGGCGGCGCGATCGTCGTCGACGGCAGCGCGTACTGATCCTCGGACCAGCCCACCACCGGCACCGTGCGCACCCGCGCCTTGACGAAGCGCGATTCGAGGTACTGGATCAACAGCTCGCGCAACCCCTTCGTCGTCGCGATCCACAGGCCGCGCTCGCGCAGCGCCTTGCGCAGCTCGACGCCGTCGCCGGCCAGCAGCGCGCCAGGCGCGAGCCACTCGCGGGACTGCCCGTCGCGGTCCGTGATCCGCAGCAGCAGCCCCCAGCCCTTGCTGTCCGCGTCGCGCGACTCCGCCAGGACCTCGAGTGGCCCGCACACGCGCGCCGGCGGCAGCGGCGCCCCCGAGTTGTCGGTCTTGCCGCCGTCGAAGAACACGCCATCGTCGCGCAGGCTGAACCGACCATCGCCGGATGACCCGCCCAGCCGCGAATCCGGCCCGCCAGCGCGCGCGCCGGCGTCGGCCGGGGGTTCGCCTTCACCCACGCCCGCGGCGCGCCCTGGCGGCCGATCCTGCCGTTCTGCGCCGGGCGCCTCGGGCTCGCCCTTCGCGGGCGCAGCTGCACGCCCCGCACTCGCACCGATCACCGCACGCACCTGGCGCGCGACCTCCTCGAGGCCTGCCGACGACGCCAGGTCGTTGAAGTCCGTCGCCCCGTCGGCCAGGCCGGCGGGCTTCACCCACCGAGCGCCCTTCACCTTTCGGGCGGCGGCCTCGGCCGCCTCCACACCGGGATTGCGCCCGGTCCGCGCCTTCGTCTGCGAGTCGTCGTCGGCGCACACCAGGATGCGGGCGTCGGGGTAGCGCTTGCGGATCGCGCGCACCACCGCCTCGAGGTTGCCCGCGTTGAACGCGACGGCCACGGGCAGGCCGCTCGCCTCGTGCAGGCTCGCGCCGGTGGCGTAGCCCTCGGCGACGAGCAGCCAAGCGGCACCGGCCGGTGCGCCCAGCCAGTGCATGCAGCCGGTGACGCGCGCGCCGCCCAGGAACGGCTTGTCCGCGCCGTCGGCACGGGGCGCCGGAAGGATCGCCTGCAGGTTCCACATCTCGCCCGCTGCGTCGCGCAGCGGCACCAGCAGGACGCCGTCGGCCTCGAACCGGCACCCGTGCGCGCGCACGCCCTTTCGCTGCAGGTACGGCGACGACCCGGCTTCGCTCGCAGCGTCCCAGCGCGCCCGCGCCTTCACGGCCGCCGCCTGGTGGCGCTCGGCCTCGCGCTTGCGCTCGACGGCCTCGGCCTTCAACCGCTCGGTCTTGCGCCGGGCGAGCTCCTCGCGACCCGGCTTGGCGCTGGCGCGCTTGGGCACGTGGTCGTCGAGGCGGAACCCGCCCGCCGCGGCCATCGAGAAGAGCGTGCCGATCGTTACGCGACCGCCGGCCTTGGCGGAGCGCCACGCGGAGCGCGTGTCCTTCTCCCGGTACTTCTGCCCGCCCTGCGACCACTCGTCGAAGATCGGGAACCCTTCCTCGCCGAGCTCGGACTTGATCGCGAAGGCGACCTTCGCCCATTCCTTTCGCTCGACGTTCGGATCGACGCAGGCCAGCGCGGCCCGAACGGTGTCGGCGCCGTGTCGTTCACCGAGCATTCCGACTCCCCGCCGCGGCGGCGCGCACGATGCCCGCGTAATAGTCGCCGCGCATCGTCACGGCACGCGCGAGCGCCCCCAGATAGACCGCGTCGTCCGTCGAGACGCGCTCGAGCTTTCCGAGCGCCCAGCCGATCGCCTCGAGCGCCGCCGACAACCGCTCGCCGGCCAGCACCGGACTGTGCGCGACGTCGGGCTCGCACTGGCGCAGCTGCGCCGGCGGTTCGCCGCCGAGCAATGCGCACATCTCGCCCGCGTCGGTCACGCCCTGCGCCGCCGCCGCCGCGACCAGGACGCGGAACGTCGCCGCGTCGGCCGCATCACCACACCAACCGCTGGGGCGGGCATCCGCCCAATCCAGCGCGCGCAGCAGCAGCGCGACCCGGTCCATCACGCGCCCGGCCCCCGGGTCGATCGCGCCGGCGGCCTTGGCAGCCTCGCTTCCGATCTTCATTGCAGTGATCCTTTCTCGATCGCCGGCGCCACGAGGAACGTCGCCCCGACGTCCACGCGCAGAACCGGCAGCGCGCACAGCCGCCCCGCGAGCTCGCACACGGCGTGCTGCAGCTCGCGCGCCTCGCGCGGCGTGCTCCGAATGAGGAGCAACGAAACGACGACCACCTCGAACTGGTCCGCGCAGTCGCGTCGGATCGCGAGGAACGCTTGCGGCTCGGTATCGACGCCGAAGACGGGCTCGAGCGCACCTTCGCCGAGCGACTCGATCATCCGCAGCGCAGCGCAGCGGTCGGACGGGTCGTCGAGCGACCGGAGGAAGTCACTCCCCCGGCCGCGCGCCAGAACGGCGTACGGGTAGAACACGACGGCGGAGCTCACGACCCAGCCGCCGGGCCGACGCTCGCGCTGCCGAGAACGAGCGGGTGTTGCACCGTCGGCTGCTTCACGCGCGGCACGCGCACCGTGAGCGGATGGCGCTTGCCGCGGACAGCGCACAGCGCGTGGATCCGCTCCTGGACCTCGACGGCCGCGGCGGGCGCGCCGGCGCGCTTGAGCGCAGGGCACACGAAGAGGTCGGCGGCGAAGCGCGTCTCATCCAGGCGCGTCTCCAGCATCGTGACGTAGGCCTGCGCGACGACAGCGAGCCGGGCATGCTCGGGAGAATCGCCGGCCATCACCCCGAGCGCGGCCTGCAGCTCGCCCGAGGTGACGGTGATGGCCTCGTCGTGCCAGCCGGACGGCTGCACGCGGAGCGCGCCAGGCGCCCAACCCTCGGCCAGCACACCGGCGCCCGCGTACGCGCGCATCGCTGCACGGGCATCTTCGAGCAGCTCGCGAGGCACTGCGCCAGGCGCGAGCGCGTCGACGATGGATGAGAGCGCGCGGAACAGCAGCGCGGCCGGGTCGTCGGAGGACGGCGTGAGAATCGCGCGAGAGTCGATCATCACGACCTCCCGCGAACATCGTCGCGCGCCGCGCCGGCGGCGAGCGATTCGATCGACCGCCGATCGTCTTCGCGACGCACTCGCACCGCGGCTTCGCGCAGCAGTCGCAGAAGGTCCTCGACCGGACCGACGAAGAAGTCCGCGATCTGGTGCGGCTCGAACGCGCAGCCGGCGCCGCCGCACGTCGACAGCACCGACACCATGTGATCCAGGGCCTCGGCGCGTGCGGCCGACAACGCGATGATGTCGCGCAGGGTCGCCGCGGGATTCAGGATCACCGGGTCGGACGAAAACTCCGCGATGTAGCCGGCACGGTCGGCCTCGCGGGTGAGCGAAACGACTTCCCCGTCGGAAGCAGCACCGGCGCCCTCGTCGTCGTCCGACGACGCGTCGCCGCTCGCTTCGGGAGAAGAGGCGGGCGCGGAAGCGTGCGGCACCTTCTCGGGCGACGCGACCATCACGGCCACCGTCGAGCCAAGGTCGTGCTGCGCCTGGCGCACCAACGTGAGCGCCGCGGGCCAGTCGATCTCGACGTCGTCGATTCCGGCCCCGATCAACGCCTCTGCGGCGGCCAGCTTCGCGCCTGCGGCGACGGCGCCCTCGCAGCGACGCCCCGGCAGCTCGGGCAGCCCCAGCAGCTCGAGCTGTGCGCCGCGCACGATCTCGAGCGACGAACGCCAGTCGATCTCGGCGCACTCGCGACCGAGATCGAGCATCGACGCGAGACCCTTCAGCTGCGCGTCCACGCGCGAGAAGATCTCGACCACTTCGGTGACAACGGTACGCGGCCAGGTCGCGGCGTCCGTCGCGGACGCGGCGCGGGTGAGCTTGCGATCACTCATCGCGACCTCCCGAAAGCGTCGCCGCGCGCGGCACGAGGTTCCAGCGGCCCGGCTGCACGGTGAACGTGCGCGCACCGAGCGACGCGGCGAGGCTGCGGGCCTCCGTCATGGCCTCGCAGATCGTCGGCAGGCCGGCGAAGCGCACGGGGCCGGTGTCGGTGTAGACGACGGGATGCCAGCGGCGCGGCGTGATGCGCGGCGCGTGGCGACGATTGCAGCGGAAAGGCGCGGCCAGGCCGGCGCGCGCGAAGGCGGACTTCGAGCCCATGAGGGTGCTCCTGTTCAGCGGTCGAAGAACCGCCACCCGACGCCAATCGGGTGGGCGGAACCGGCAGGGTTGGCGTACCGGGAACAGGCCGGCGAGCCCTCGCGGGCTCCCCCACCGGCCCGCCCGAAGGAGCGCGAGGCCAGTGTGCGGACGAAGAAAAACCGCCAGCCGGCGGTTGTCCGCCTGTTCCGCAGGACGCCAATCCTGCACGCCCGAAAGCTCGGGCGATGCACGATCATCGCCGGCCGCGCCGGCGCGGTCAAGCCGGGGTGCCATCAGCGTTGCGCGCCTGGCGCGCCGCCGTCGGCGGCGACCTCGGCCCAGCAGAACAGGCGCTCGGGCCGCTGCAGGCCCGGCTCGAACGGATCGAACGCGAGCAGCGGGAACTCGTCGCCCTCGCCGGCGAAGACCGCCGCCATCCGGTGCTCGCCTTTCGCCCACCACAGCGCGCAGTCGGCGAACCACGACGACGGGTCGGCGCCTGGCTGGTCGTTGCGGTACGCGGGCGCGGGACCGCACCGATCTTCCGGCCGGCAGTGCCACCACGACGCCGACGGCGGCGGCTCGCCGCCCACCGCCCACACGACGAAGACGGCACCCCAGCCGAAGCGCACCCAGCCCGAGCCCCGCACGCGCTCGCCGCGACGGCGCGGCGGCTGCCGGCGCCGGATAGCGCGCACGAGCCAGCGCAGCGCGTCAAGATCGGCCGGCACATCAGGCCCGGCGCCCCGACCGCCGGCGGGCGCGGACAGCTGCGTCATCAGCATCCGGGTGAACGGATCGCCGACCCGCAGCGCGGCGGGCACCTCGACGAGTCGCACCAGGTGCTCGCCGGCGCCCACGCGATCGCGCAGGCGAACAACGCGCGCGGCCTCCGCGTCGAACGCCGCGAACGCCGCGTCCTCAGGCTCACCCTGGCCGCTGGCCTGCAGCAGGCGCGCGGGGCTCACGCCGCCGCTCCGACCGCGTGCACCTGGTCGCGTGCGGCCTGGCCGACCGGAGCCGATTCGCCCCACAGGTCGCGCAGCGCGCGTCCGTCAATCTGCACCGCCTGGAAGTCGTCGTTGACGCCGTCGACGCCGTAGCCCCTGACGATCGCGGCCACGTCGACGCCGCGCATCATGGCGATGGCGACGGTGTGCAGCTCGAACGTGGCACCGATTCGCACGTCGAACTGCTGCGCGTTCGACCATTCCCGTTGCTCGGCCCCGATCCACGAGAACCCCTCGCCACCGGTCTCGGCCGCCAGGTCGGCCGCGATGAGATGGTCGAAGAGCGCCGCGTCGAGCGCGAGCTGGACGAAGCCCGCACGCACCAGCACACGGCCCAGGTCGAAGTGGCACCCCGACGACCCGCGATTCTGGATCGCCGCCGGCGATAGGTACGGCGGCGCGATGCCGTCGCTGCCACAGCACCACGGCATCGTCGACGGCTGCAGCATCCCCTCGTCGTCGAGCGGCCCGACGGTGTACGGGCTCATCGCCCGCACGATCGCCTCGCGTGCGTTCATGCGGCCCCCGCTTTGGAGAGCTGCGCCGCACGAGCTCGCGGCATCGCGAGCGGTCGGGACGCGATCCACTCATCGACGGCTGCCTCGTTCCAGGCGACCGCCTGCTGGCCGATGCGCACCGGCGCGGGGAAGCGGCCCTCGCGGACCGCGCGCCACACCCCGGATTGCGACAGGCCGGTGCGGTCGCAGACGACGGGCAGGCGCAGCAGGCGCTGGACCTGACGCTTGATCGCGTCGTGATGGTTTTCAGACATTGCAGCTCCTGTTCGTCCGAGGTTCATTAGCGCCCCATCACGGGCGTCGGCGCGTTGCGCCACATGTCGATCGACGACCGCACCCCGCCAATCTCGCTGACGCCATCGCTGATTCGCTGAAGAAGCGTCCGCCCGAATTCGGCCAGCTGCACGACCTGCGAGTGCAGCACCTCGAGTTGCTCCAGGCGCGTCTTCTGCGCGGCTTCCGCCGCGGCCAGAATGTCGCGCTGCACGGCGAGCGCCGACGTGGTCGTCGTGTTCAGCTCCCGGACCTCGGTGGAGACCGCCACCTGAGTGCCGGTGTCCTGCAGGGCCGTGTCGAGCGCGTTCTGTGCCTCGGTCTTGGGCACCAGGCCGCGCGCGCCCTCGATCGCGGTGCCGATGTCCGCCGCGGACATGTTCTCGGCGACGAACTGGCTCAGGTACTCGCCGACCTTGTCCGGCAGCGTCGAGGCCTGCAGCCCCTTGAGCAGGAGCCGGGCCGTCTCGTTGTTCAGCTCGGCCCCGAAGACCGCCTCGTCGCGACCAACGTCGCGGGCGGCGTTGTCGAAGAGCACCTGGCCGCTGCTATCCACCAGGCGCGACGAGATGCGGCTCGACGCCGTTCCCTTCGGATCCTGATCGAAGCCCAGCGCGAGCTTGAGCGATGCGCCCGTGCCGCCGAGCTCGCCGGCGAGCTTGCCGACCGACTCCAGCACACCTTTGCCAAGCGTCGAGAGTTGCTCATCCGCGGAATTCGGGGTGTAGAGCCGCTCCGACAGCCCGATGCTGTCGAACGTGCCGCCAAGCTTGGGACCGCCGGGCTTTCCGAGAAGCGATGACAGCGCGAGCACACCGAGCGCGATCGGCGCGAGCGCCCCGGCGCCCATCGCGAGCCCGGCCCCGATGCCGGCGCCGCTGCCAGTCGCGATGAGCGAGCCGGCCGCGGAAAGGTTGCCCATGAGGGTCGCGCCGCTGCTGAAGAGCCAGCCGGCCCCAGCAGCGAATCCACCACCAACTCCGGAGAGCGCACCGCCGAGGTTGAGCAGTCCACCCGCAGCGCCCGCCCCATTGGCGGCAGTCGCGGCCGTCGCTGCACTGGATCCAAGCCCGAGCGCCGACGTCACGGTGCCCGCGATCGGATTGACGACAGCATTGATGATCGGGCGCAGGACCAAGGTGTTGAAGAGGTTCTTGATCGTCGTCACCAGGTTCTGCACGACGCCCTTGCCCGACTCGAAGCCGCGCAGCAGCGCGTCGGTGAGGCTCTTCTCGATCGTCTTCGCGGTTTCGTTGTACGTCGACTCGATTGCCTTCGCTTCGTCGGCCACCGCCTGCGCGCGATCGCCCTTGCGCACCTCGCCGGCGAGCTCGATGTACTTGTTCTTCAGGTCGACCAGCTTCTGGTATTCCGACCCGAGCGCCCCGTTCTGGTTGGCCTCGTCGATCTGCAGCTGCACGAGCGCGGCCTTGTCGTCCCAGCGCTTGGCCGTCAGGTCGGCGAGCGCGCCCTTCGTCAGGCCGATCTTTTCGTTCTCCTCGATCTGCTTCTGGATCAGCGCGTCGACCTCCTTCGTCTGGTCGGCGATCGGCTTCTGGGAGGACTCATAGAGCCCGGCCAGCTCCTTGAGCGTGTCGCGCTCCTTCTTCTGCTGATCCTCGAGCGCCTTCGATGCCTTCTCCTGGTCGGACGTGTACTGCTTGACGACCGGCTGCGCCTCGCCCAATCGCTTCACGGCGCCGGTGTACTCGTCCTGCGTGATCCTCCCTCCCTTGAAGAGCGTTTCGAGGTCCCGGACCTTCTGCGAGTAGTCGGCATTGATCCCGATCGCGTCGGACTGCACCGCGTTCAGCCGACGAGCCGCCTCCTCCGCCCGCTTGCGCGCGTCGGCCTCCTTGCGAACACGGTCTTCCTCGTCCTGGATACCCTTGATGAGCGCGGCGAGCTCCTCCTTCGACTTTCGGACCTGCGAGCCGCGCTTCTCTTCGGCGAGCGCCTGGTCGTTCAGGGCGTTCAGGCGCTTGAGCTCCTGGTCGTACTGAGCCTGCATCCTCTCCTCGACCCCAGGGTCGAAGAACTTGCGCACCGCCGACGCGCCCTCGTCGAGCTTCGTGCGAAGGTCGTTCACGACATCGGCCTGCTTGGAGATCTGTTGTTGCTTGGTGTTCCCGGACACCAGCAGCAGCGCGTCGACGAGCCCGAATCCTGCGTCGCGCGCCTCGCGAAACTCCTGCGCGGTCGCCGCCCATGCCGGGACGAACTCGGCGATCAACTGCTGCTTGCCGAGATCGGCCTCGCGCTTGAGCGCGGCGAGCGACTTCTCGAGCGAGTCAGCTGCGATCACCCCATCCGTGAACCCTCGGCCGAGCTCGGGGAGCTTTCCAGCTTCGGCCAGGTCGTTGAGGATCGGGATCGCGTCCGCGCCAGCCTTCCCGAAGAGCATGATCGCGAACTGCGTCTTCGAGGCGCCGTCTTCGTAGTCGCCGAGCCGGTCGGCGATCGCCTTGATCTGGTTGGCGGTGTCGCCAATTGCAGTGACGCTTTCCAGGCCGAGCGCCTTCAGGGCGAGCGCGGTGCGGCCGGTGCCCTGTTCGGCACCGACCATCCCGCGTTCGAGCGCGGACGTGAGGCTGACGACGTCCGTCAACGAATGGCCCGATTTCGCAGCGGCGGTCACGAGGCCGGCCATTCCCTCGATCGAGGAGCCCGCCTTTTCGCTCGCGTCCTTCAGGCTCCCAAGGTCAGACACCAGCCCGCCGACCATCCCGGTGATGGCGCCCACCGAAAAGCCTGCGAGCATCGTTCCGACCGCGGCCTTGACCAACCCCGCTGCGGAAGTGATCGATCCGGAGACGGTGGAGAACTGCCCCGGAATCTCGTTGATCTTCGTCCTGAAGTCGGCGAGCGTTCCGGTGAACGCATCGTCGACGACGAGCCGCACTCTGGTGTCGGTGTCGTTACCCATGTCGCTTCTCCTGGTCGACAGACTCGACGCCGGCCTGCTGCCCCGCCGCATCGCCGGCGACCATGGCGAGGGCATCAACGAAGCCGAACCCGGAATCCGCCGCGCGACGGAACTCCACGGCGGTCGCAGCGAACGCCGGGGCGTATTCGTCGAGAGAGGGCACCAGTGCGGCCTCGGCCAGGTCATTCAGAATCGGGATCGCCTGCACACCAGCACGGCCGAAGAGCATGGTTGCGAGCGTGGGCTGCGAAGCGCCGTCTTCGTACTCGCCAAGCGCCTTCAGCGCGGTCTCGACTCGACCGGTGTCATTCTCCGCGCCGGTCATCCCGCGCTGAAGCGCCGAAGCCAGGTTGACCACGTCGCCGAGCACGTGCCCGGACTTGGCCGCGACGCCCACCAGGTCCGACATGTTCTCGATCGAGGTTGCGGCCACCTCACGCGCGCCCCCTTCAATGGGCGGGGACAGGCTTACCTCGACGCCGATTCGATGCTGCGCGGCGTCGCCGGAGACCGGCTTGCCGCGACACCGCTTCCGCTCGGGCCTGCCGCCGAGCGCTCTGAGGTCAAAGCAAAGATCGAATCCGGCCTCTTTCGCCTCCCGGAACTCATCGGTAGCGCCGAAGGCCCGGAGCGTCTCACCGAGCGTCCGATGATTTCCGACTTTGACTTCGCGCTTCAGCGCGCGCCGCACTTTGGCTTCGATTTCCCTATGCACGTTGTCTCTCCTGGTTCATCAATCGCACGACCTCGCGCTCGATCTCCTGGAAGTCCGCGAACACGTCCGGCCAGGCTTCCTCGGATCCCGCGAGGCTTCGGTACACGACGGGGAGCGCTTCGTAGCGGTACCCGATGACACCGACCATCGCGCCGACGTGAAGCTGTGTCGACATGCGCGAGATGAGCAGCAGCGGCAGCCCGTGCTCGGGCCACACGTCGACCGGCGGGTCTTCCTCCATCTCGAGCAGGAGCCCCGCGGCCAGCGCGTTTCGGCGGATCGCCTCGACGTCCCGGACGCCCTTGACCAGGCGCCGGGCGATCCGCTTCAGTTTCCCGCCTTGGCTGCCGTCTGCGACTCGATGAACCCGAGCGCGATGCGCTGCGCGGCCAACGGGTAGTTTTCGAGGAGTGTCGCAAGCGCCTCGGCGGAGAACGGAGCGTCGACACCGTCCCAGCCGACGACGTTGTCCTTGACGAGCGCATCGAACGTCGCGCCGGCCTCGTACGCCGCGCCAATCTGCGACCGGGTCAGACGGCGACCGTGCAGTTTCAGCTCGGCCGGATCCCCTCCGGGGATCGGGATCGACACGCTGAACGGGAAGACGGGATCGGGGGTGACTTTGAACATGCTGGGCTTCCTTGGGCTGATGTGGATGGATCGGCACAAGCGCCGGCCGGCCGCCCGCGGCGAGCAGGACCGGGTCGGCGACGACGACCCGGCGAGCGCGCGACTTGCGGTCACGATCGGCCAGCGCGGTGAGCGCCGGGCATGCAGCACAGGAAGAAGGGGGGCGCACGCCCCGGCCGCTCGGCCGAGGCGGAAGAGCCTTGAACTGGTGATATCGCTGCGCTTGCATGACAAGCGCAGGATGCGAGGGAGAGACGACCAGCGGCGGGAAGTTCCCGCCTTATCTCCGGAACTTCCCGCCCTTCGCGCCGCTACCGGCCCGACTTGGCGGGCTCCTTGATAAACCCGGCGGCGCGCGCCTCATCAAGGACTGACCGCACCGACGACTCGTTGAGATCAATGCCGAGAAGAGCTAGCCAAGAGAGCACCGCTCCCGCCTGCTTCCTCTTCTCCTTCGAGAAGAGGCCAGCTTCGTCGCCAAGTACCGCAACCATCTTCAGGTACGACTCACGCCTGAGAGCGCTCGGGACGCTGTCGATGCTCGGTTCGCGCTTCGTCGTCGATCCAGTTTCGAGCGTGTTCCAGTCCACCGGAGCGGGTATAAGCCAGCCAAACCACTCCTCGTTGATATTGCGGTAGCCCGATCGCCTGGACGGATCCCGCTCCTTTCGCTCGCCTTCGCACCACCGCAGAAGAGGCCCCATCTCGTCGCGACTCAGTGCACGATGGCAATCGCCATCCCTCTTGTGAGCCTCGACAGCGCCCATTGCGATTGCCTGTGCTGCACACGCCTTCAGCCGATCCAACGTCGCCGCCTCCCACGCCCAGCGCGCACCCTTTTCGACCGCGCAAGACTTCATGAAGTCGATCCTTCTCCGCGCGAACTCGTCGTCGACAGCCACCCCGACCGAGACCAGAACGACAGGCAGGCTTGTATCGTGTTCAGATGAATTCACCGGAACCCTTCCGTTCCCTTCGAGGAGGAGAGCGCGCACCGGGCCGGCGAAGGATTCCGGCTTTTCGGCCCGTCGACCTAGGGCGCGCACGCAGAAGATAGCAGCGGCGAGGCTCACGCAGGGAGCCCGGCACCGACTATTTGCGGGCCGTCAAGCCCACGCCGCGCGCCCGCGTTGATGCCGGTGGAGGGGAATCCTTCGCGCCCACCAGGACCGCGCGCGGCGCCTCGCTGCGTCACCCCAGGTCCGCGAGCCTCACGGCCGCAGCGATGGCGCACGCCTTGTCGACCTCGGCGGCAACGAGCTCGAGCTCCTCGGACGCGAGAGACGGTACGCGTGCGCGCACCGCCGCCGGGACGGCGCGGAGGATCCGAGCGACGTGCGTGCCGGCCGCGACCAGGACGACCTCGATCGCCGCCGCCGGCGCCAGCTCGGCGCGCGTGACGGCGTTCTGCATCTCGATGCGCTCGCGCTGTGCGCGGGCGAGCGCGGCCCGCTCACCGGCCAGGTCGAGGTCGCCAGCCGCAGCTCGCGATGCCCCGACCTCGCGCAAGTGCGAGCAGTAGGCCCGCAGCATCGCGCGGCCCGTCACCCCCTTGCAGACGACGCCGGCTTCGGCCATGCCTCGCGCTGCCCGCGGAGTGACGCCGATGATCTCGGCGAATTCTCCCAACGTGATGACCTCATCCATGTCGATCATCGGAACCCCCCTATGCCGGACCTGTGACTGGCCCGAGCCGGGGGTTTGCACTACCCGTGTTCGAATCTTCCATGGAAGGACCCGTATCCGTCGGCGCCCGAGCACCAGGCCCGCCCGAGCTGCCGTCGCACGTCGATCACCGGGCCGATCCGCCGACCTGTACCCGGTTTGTTCCCGGTATGTTCCCGGTAGTAGTAAGTGTGACGGGAACAGGAAACTATATATATATCAGTCACTTGCGGGAACTGTTCCCGGTGTTCCCGGTGTTCCCGGTGGAATTCGCAGACTCAGCCATCGATTCGAGCGTCATGCGCCCTCAGCCGGCCGCGCCCGCCATCGGCAAGACTCGAATCTTTCCGGCCAGAACCGCAAACCAGAATTCAGCGAACGACTCGCGGTCCCCGTCGTCGACGACGGGCGCCGGCGAGCCCGCCGGCCTGGCGGGCTCGAACTCTCGGACCAACTCGAGGACTTCTGCCGCCAGCGCGTTGATGAGCTCGACCGGCAGCTCGACGCTGGCACGAAGGTGCGCAGGCACCGCGGCGAGCGCCGCGCGCAACCGCGCCTCTTCGGCGGTCGTCATGGCGCCTGACGTGCTGAGCGACGCGAGCGCGGCATCGGCTGCAGCGCGTACCTGCGACAGGACATCGTTCCCCGCGTCCGCGCGCGGCCGCGGCGGGGCGGAGCGCCCTTCGCGCGCCAGGCGCTGCCCGGCCGAGCGCACCTGGTTGACTCGACGCCGATACCAGCGCTCCGCCTCCTCGAGGCTGTCTCTCGGTAGCCCCTCGCGAGCCAGCTGCGAGACTCTCCCGGGCGACACGCCGAGCGCCTCGGCGATCGCCTTGCCTGTAGGCTTCAACATGATCTTGACCCCCCGATGTAGCTAAACGAATGCCCAGCCGCTAGCACGCGATCGGGGCTCGCAATATCCGTGATCCACCCTTCGTGGGAGGACCCGCGACCATCCGGACCGGTCACCGCGCGCTCGCCATCGCGGAAGCGAACGCCTGCGAGAACTGCTGCTCGAACTCGCGGTCCGCAGTCTCCTGGACGATGCGCGGCAGCTCGATCAGCCGCCGATAGCTGGCCGCGCGCGTGAAGAGGAGCACCGGCTTGATGGACGATCCGGAACTGAACGTGTAGCGAGCCCAGATGCCCCGGCCCGCCCCGTCGCGCCTGAAGAAGTACGCGGTGCCGAAGGCCTTCTTCTTGCCCGCCGCCAGCCGCGTCTTGGTCTTCGTGGTCATGTTCGCCCGGTACCCCTGCTCGGCGAACGCCTGGAAGTACGCGAGGATCTGCACGATCTGTCCGCGGCTCATGTTGCCGTAGCTGTCGAGCTGCGCGCCGGCGGCCGGCACGGCGATCTCGCCCGGCGCCATCAACCCGATGCGCATCAGCGCACCTTCGAACTTCTTGAACGCGCGCGCGCCGCCGCTGAACTGGTGGCCGAGCGCCTTCTTCGGGGCGATGGTCTTGTACCCCTCGTCCTTCACGAACACGTCGGCCGACAGGCGATCCTTCGTCGACGTCGTGCGTCCGATGCTCGCGAGCGCCCAGGGCGTCGGGCGATCGAAGACGCGCTGCATCTCCGACTTCACAGCGGCCACCGCCAGCGCGGTGGTGCCGTTGATTGCCTTGCTCGCCGCGAAGGGCAGTTGCTGCTTGGCCATCGCGTCGATGCGCGCGTTCACCTTGGTGAAGTCGTGCTCGAATTTCACGTTCAGCATGGGGCCTCCTGTTGTGACCGACGCGGCGTCGCCGAGCTCGTGCCGGTCACGCCACCTTCCCGAAGTTCCCGACGATCACCTTGCGATCGCCGATCAGGTCCGCGACGAACGCGCCCCACTTCTCGGCGAGCTCGCGGCGCTCCGCCGCGTAGGTGGCCCGGTTGTACGTGCGCATCACCGTGCCGCCCAGCACGTGCCCGGTGTACGTGTGGATCACGTGCGGGTCCGCCAGGCCGAGCTCGTTCGAGAGCGTCTCCATGGTGCGGCGGAGGTCGTGCACCACGAAGCTGGCGCCCTCCCAGGTGAGCGTGCGCAGCGCCGAGTTGATCGTGCTGTCCGCCATCGGCACGCCCGCCTTCTTGTGGCTCGGGAAGACGAACGACGAGCCGGCCGCCAGGCGCCGCGCCTCGGCGAGCAGCTCGAGTGCCTGCACCGACAGGTAGACCGTGTGCTCGCGGCGCATCTTGTACCGCTCGGCAGGGATCACCCACACCTTCGACGGCTCGTCGATCTCCGCCCACCGGGCGCCGGTCACCTCGGTCTTCCGGCAGCCCGAGAGCACCAGCAGGTGCACCGCAAGCTTCACCGAGCGCGAGATGTTGCTGGCGTACACGCCGCGCAGCAGCGCCGCGAGCTCGGCCTGGCTGAGCGTCCTTGACCTGGTGCGTTCCCGGTGCACCTCCTGAGCCTTCAGCTCGCGCGCAGGATTCCCCTCCCGCCAGCCAAGGCCGGCCGCGTAGTCGAGCGCCTGGCGTAGCAGGCGCAGGACCGCGCCGGCCATCGCCGGGCGCCCGCGATCGCGCACCGGCAGCACGACTTCCTCGACGTCGGCCCGCGTGAGCTCCGACACCCGCCGCGCACCAATCTTCGGGCGCAGGAAGGTGTCGATCGTGCGCTCGGTCGGCCGCGGGTCCGAGCGCTTGATCCGCACGACGTTCGCCACGAACAGGTCGAGCAGGGCGTCGCCGGTGCGCGTCACGTCAACCTGGTCGCGATGCCGCGCCTGTTTCGCACCGGAGCGCCTGGCCCGCTCCTCGTCCGCCGGGTTGGCGCCCGCCGCGACCCGAGAGCGGATCGCGCCGGCCTTGGCGCGTGCGTCGACCAGCGACACGTCCGGGTAGTTGCCCAGGGTCACGCGCTCGCGCCGGCCGGTGTCCTTGGCACGGAACTCCACGCGCCAGGACTTCACACCGCTGGGCAGCACCTCCAGGAAGAGCCCGGCGCCGTCCGCCTTCAGGTACCGCTTCTCGCGCGGCTTGGCGTTGAGCAGCTCGCGGTCCGACAGCTTCTTTGCGCCCATCACGTGCTCCTGGTCGTCGCGGGCTCCTCCGGTGGGGTAGATCCACCCGCGTCGCGTGGCCGATTCAGCGGTGAAGCGGGGTGAAGTTCACCCTGATCCGGCACCCTACCAACTACGCCGAGATCCGCTACAGGAGCCAGTCTACGCCTATTTTTACCCCACCGACTCCGCGCCGCCGCCGGCTTCGACCCTGGTGGGGTAACTGGTGGGGTAAATTTGCGGTCCCTTGGGTGACTTTCGCTGACACTCGTTGACACGAGTTAGCGCGACTTATTGCTTGTGGATCAGCGGGTTAGGTGCATTGGTTGGAACGCGTTGAAACCCGCTGAAACCCGAAACTACTTTCCGATGCAGAACCTCCCGAAGATCACCCCCAGCAGATCGTCCGCCGTGAACTCCCCGGTGATCTCGTTCAGCCGCTCCTGAGCGAGCCGCAGCTCCTCGGCGAAGAGCTCCAGCGATGCGTCGCGCACCCGCGCATAGGACTGCGCCTGCGCGAGGTGCGCCGCCGCGTGCCGCAGCGCATCGAGGTGCCGCTCGCGCGCGATGAACTGCGCCTCGCCCGCGCCCTGCCAGCCGGCGAGCGCGAGCAGCACGCGGCGC